ATGGGGAGGATTGGAATATCTGTTGTTTTGGTGTATTAAATATAGATCGTGAGTCATCGACTGCGATCATTAAACCAGAGGGAAATGGAAAATGAACGTGAATTTAACCTTAACAGTAGATGAAGTTAATTATATCCTCGGTGCATTGGGCAACCGTCCATTTGCTGAGGTTCAGCAACTTATTTTTAAAATTAAACAGGACGCAGAAAGTCAATTGACGCCAGCACCTGCTCAAGAAGTAGCGCCTGAAACTTCTGCTGCTCCTGATAGCCCAGACGCGCCAGCCTCGTAGGAGTTAACCATGGAAATGCAGACCCTAATTGACACAGCTGTAGGAGCGGGGTTTGCGTTGGGTGGTTGGCTAGGCCGACAAGTATGGGATGCGGTACAAAAAATGAAGGAAGACATCCACCGACTAGAAGTGGACCTTCCTTCAAACTATATTAGAAAAGATGAATTTTCAGAATCAATGCGTGAAATTAAAGATATGTTAGCTAAAATATTTGATAAATTAGATGCCAAAGCAGACAAATAACTGATATATATCATTCATTCTTAACAAGAGGGGATTACTATGGGGAAACAAATTGGACCCGTTAACAATCCTCGCATTAGCGCAAACGGCATACGGCGCTATTAAATCAGGTATTGCCGCTGGTAAGGAAATTCAGGGTATGATGCAGGACGTTTCCTCATTAATGGGGAGCGTTGGTGAAATTACCCGTATGGTGGCAGATCCACCCAAAAGTCTTTTCCAATCCAAGGAAAGCGCCGAAAAAAGGGCAATGGATGCCTATGCCGCCAAGCAGCAAATTAACCAATGGATGCAGGAAGCGCAAAACCTGTTTGTGTCACAATATGGTTATGGTGAGTGGATACGCCTTCAGGAAGAGATTACCCGAATCAAAAAAGCTGATCGCCTCGCCGCCGAGAAAGCAGCTAGAGAAAAAGCTGAGTTTTTACGTGGCTTGGCAGTATGGGGGAGTGTTTTTATCCTCATATTTGTGGTAATTATAGTTGTGTTTTTCGTAGCTTACATCCTCACTGTGAAAGGCTAATTCCATGCAAATGTCCGAAGGTGGTTTAAACGCCCTCACAAAGCCATTTGAAGGCTGCAAGTTGACTGCCTACCGCTGTCCTGCTGGTATTTTAACCATCGGATATGGACACACTTCTGCGGCTGGCGCGCCTGAAGTTAAGGAAGGCATGACGATTACCCAAGAGGATGCTAATCGTATCTTAGCCGCTGACATGGTTAGGTTTGAGAACGATGTTAAATCTCTGGTGAAGGTTGAATTAACTCAGCATCAGTTCGATGTTTTGGTCGATTTTTGCTATAATGCTGGTAAGGGAAACCTTGCATCTTCAACTCTTTTAAAATGCGTCAATGCAGGTCAGTTTGAAAAAGTCCCAACAGAATTACAAAAATGGACACGGGGTGGTGGGAAAGTCCTCCCAGGCTTGGTACGCCGCCGCAACGCAGAATCGGAATGGTGGACAACGGGTGGCAAACCCATTGAAGAGCAGGAACATCGCGCTACCCCTGACACACCGCCAACCAAGACAATGGCGGACAGTAAACAGGGGAATACAGCCTTGGCAACTTCTGCGCTTGGCGTGGCTGGTGCAGCTAAAACCCTTACCAGCAATGCGCAAGACTATGTTGGTCAGGCGCAATCAGCAAACGATCTATTTACCCAGATACAAAGCCTTCTTTCCAATACGACTTTCGACATGTTCGCAATTATCGTCTTGTGCGGAGTCGCCATCTGGTACTTTAGATCAAAGCATTTAGAGGAACACGGAGTTTAAGATGTTTGCCTTTTTCCTGACACCGATAGGGAGATATGTAGGCGCAGCAATTATTGTTGTGCTAGTGTTGACGGGGGTGTATTATAAAATTAGCACCGATGCTGTTAACGCATACATTAACAAGGAAAACACGCAATCTTTGGAGAAAGTCGATGAAGCCGTTAAAGCTGGGGATGCTATTGATTCCGTTGACGCTAATCCTGCAAGGTTGCGCGACCCAGATTCCTTTGAACGGAAGTAGTGCTTGCACTGTCTGGACTGGTATCAGCTGGTCACCAAAGGACACTGACGAGACAATACGTGGCGTAAAAGAAAACAATGCTCGTCGCCAAGCTTATTGCAAAGGTATTAAGTAATGTCAGTTCCAACAAATGCGCTAACGTACAATGGGTACATTAACCAGATCGGTACGATGGCCGTTGTTGATATTTTTACACCTACAACTAATACAACAATTAATGGCATTACTTATTTGGCAAATGTGGCTTATGGCGGCACATTATCGCAGCCTGACACCAATTTTAATAATTTGATTCCTCAAATGCTGAATTACGCTGAGTTGCGCATTCAACGTGATTTGGATCTATCGCAATCCGTAACTAGCAACCCAAACTATACATTTTCTTCAGGAAATAACATTCTTTCTATATCTGTTAATGATTTTGTTACCCTTCAGACCGTAAGTGTGGTATCTGGCACTGCAACATTGCCCCTTACCCCTACATCGAAGGAATACATACAAAATGTTTATAATGACAGTTCTTACACTGCCGTTCCGACTTTTTTTGCAATTTATGGTGGAGACGCTGCATCTAGTGGAAATACGTCACAAAATATTATTGTCGGACCATACCCCAATTCATCGTATCCTGTTTTATTAACAGGTACAATTCGCACACAGTCTCTTTATCAATTTGCCACATCAAGCTTGGCAAATAGTTCGACAACATTTATCAGCACCTACTTGCCTGATCTTTTGATCATGGCATCAATGGTCTACATCTCTGCATATCAACGCAACTTTGGGCGTGAGTCGGATGATCCTGCAATGGCGCAAAGCTATGAGGGTCAGTATCAGGCACTTAAACAAAAGGCAATTGAAGAAGAGTTTCGTAAGAAGTTTGCCGCATCTGCGTGGACTTCTTTATCTTCTCCAGTTGCTGCTACACCTACAAGGTAATTAAATGCCCCACGCACAGGTAAAAATTACTCCTGGTGTCGATCAAAATGAAACCCCTGCTTTAAATCAAGCGGGACTTTCATTCACTAACCTTGTGCGTTTTGTCCCAGATCGTAATGGTTTTGGTTTGGTTCAAAAGCTTGGCGGCTGGCTAACTTATTTTCCCAATAAAATAGGTTCAATTGTTCGCGCTTTGTGGGCATGGGAAGACACTAATTCTAAAGCTTGGCTTGCTGTTGGTGCGGAATATGGTGCTGGAAATACAAACACATTAAGCGTCATATCAAATGGTAGCCGCCAAAACATCACTCCTCGTACCATAGAGGACAATGTTACCCCAGTATCTGTTTCCACTACATCTGGAAGTAATGTTGTAACAATTAATGATTCAGGCGCTACTATCACCAGCTATGATTCAGTATTTATCAAAACTCAAATTTCCGTTGGTGGTCTTATACTCTACGGTTTTTATCCTGCAATTACAGTTGGAACAGGCACGTTTGACATTCTGGCAACAAATGCACTTGGTGGTCCCGCTTATGCTACTAGCACTGTTACTAATGGTGGCGCTGTCCCTATTTTTAATGTCACCAGTGGAAGTGCAACAGTTACTGTCACCCTAAATAATCATGGATATGTTGCTGGAAATACATTCCCAGTTTTGGTTTCAACAACTGTTGGTGGGATTACTTTCTTCGGTAATTATACTGTCCAAAGTATAACTGATGCTAATAATTTCGTTATTACAGGATCAACAACAGCGTCATCTACGACCACTGGTTCTGAAAATGGCGGGTCGGCGCAATACGATTATTATATTGGCACAGGACCAGTTCCCGCTGGTACGGGTTATGGCATTGGTGCTTATGGCGTTGGTGCATATGGTGCAGGGGCAGCTGTAGTTCCGACCACAGGTAATCCAATCCAGCCAACAGACTGGACAATGGATAACTGGGGCCAAATTTTGATAGCTTGCCCAGTCGGTGGCGCTATTTATTATTGGGACCCAACATCTGGTAACCCAACAGCTATCGTTGATAATGCTGGCCCTGTCGTCAATGATGGTATCTTTGTGGCTATGCCTCAACGCCAAATTGTAGCGTGGGGCAGCACATTAAATGGCATACAAGACCCACTGCTTGTTCGGTGGTCAGATATTAATGATTTTACCAGCACAACAAGCTGGATTGCATTGACTACAAATCAGGCTGGTTCTTATCGCATCCCTAAAGGTTCTAAGATTGTTGGCGCAATTCAGGCTCAGCAACAAGGTTTGATCTGGACCGATATTGGCCTTTGGTCAATGCAATATATTAATCAGCCATATATTTATTCATTTAACGAATTAGGTACGGGCTGCGGATTAATTTCCAGAAAAGCTGCGGCATCGCTGAATAATGTTGTTTACTGGATGGGGCAAAGCCAATTCTGGACATACTCATCAGCTGGCGTTGTCCCGCTCCCATGCCCAATTTGGGACGTGATATTCCAAGATTTGGATGAGACAAACCTTAATAAAATAAGAGTTGCAGTCAACTCAAACTTTGGCGAAATTTCTTGGTTCTATCCAAATATTAGCGATGGCGGCGAAGTTAACGCTTACGTTAAATACAACGTATATATGCAACAATGGGATTTTGGTACGTTATCTCGCACCGCTTGGATCAATCAAAGTGTGCTTGGACCACCCATTGGCGCATCTTCTGATCAATATATTTACCAGCACGAAACATCTCCAGACGCAGCTTATAATGGCGTTAATAACCAACCAATGCAATCAAGCTTCCAAACGGGTTACTTTGCCCTATCAGAGGCTAATGTGAAAAACTTCATAGATCAGGTATGGCCTGATATGAAATGGGGTTATTACAACGGGAATGTTAATGGCGGCGCGGTGTACCAAAACCCGACTGCCACAGTCCAATTAACATTCTATGTTACGGATTATCCAGGCGACACGCCCCGTTCTTACGGACCTTACACGTTAACTCAAGGGACAGAATTTATAAGTCCTCGGTTCCGTGGCCGTTTGGTTTCTATACAAATAAACAGCAATGACGTTGGTTCGTGGTGGCGGCTTGGCGGTATTAGGTATCGCTTCCAACCAGATGGACGGTACTAATGGCAAGTTTAGACGATATTTTCACCACCTCCAAAAACATTGTTACGGCACTAAACACGTCGTCCCAAACAAGCTTGGCTTTAAACGGCAATAAAACAGCCGTTGCGGTATCTGCACAACGAGTTGTTGTCCAAGGCGCTGCGCGTGTTCTTCGGGTAAGCGTAACAACAGCTGGTTCGACAAATGGTGCTATTTATGACGCCGCCAATACAACAACAGCCACATCAGCATCTATTATAGCATCCATACCAGAAGCTATTGGGGTATATGAATTTAATATCCCCGTGGTTAATGGAATTGTCGTAACGCCTGGAACTTCACAAGTCCTCACACTTATCTATTCTTAAGCGGGAAAATCGTGTATTATGCTGGAACATTTGGGGAATTAATATGCCGCTGATCAAAGGGTCTTCGCGTAAGGCTATATCCAGCAATATTTCCGAACTTGTTCATTCGGGCCATCCGATTAAGCAAGCGATAGCCGCTGCCCTTAGCACAGCCCGCGAAGTGTCTAAAAAGCGTCCCCATCGTGCTTTTGGCGGACATACACCCAATTTCATTATGCAGACGACCAAGCCGCAAGCTGGTATGTTCCATTCTGCACCAATGCCCAAACCAGCATCGCCAAAGCCTGTTAAGCCACCAGAAGCTAAGGTCACAACCAATCGCATTCATGTTGGCCCTATTCATAGCCAAGTTGCTGGCCGTACAGATCATCTACCCATCCATGTCGCAAGCGGATCTTATGTTATTCCTGCCGATATTATTTCCTCAATGGGTGAAGGTAATACAATAGCTGGTTTTAAGGTCGCTAAAAGCATCTTTAATCGTCCACTTTATGGCGGTGGTTCAATGCCATATGGCGCGCCTGGCACACCTTACGGACAACCCCAAGTTAAGAAAGCAAAAGGTGGGGCATTAACAAGTGATTCGCCTGTTCCGATTGTGGCTGCTGGTGGGGAATTTGTTATCCACCCAGATGACGTTACTTGGATTGGTGGTGGTGACATTAATAAGGGCCATGACACATTAGACAAATTCGTGCGTGAACAACGCAAGAAAACTGTGAAGACACTCAAAAATCTTCCAGGACCAAAAAAGAACTAACCCATAGAGAGAGGGTCTATGAGTGATGAAGTAAAAGTGCGTGTTGGCACTAAAGACGACGTTGATGGCATGATGCAATTAGCGTTGGCTGCGTGTGAGGAGAATGGTTTGACTAACCCGAATCCAACCAAGTTGCTTGCTGAGATTTGGGCAGCACTTAATCTGGAACGGGGAATTGTTGGAATCATTGGTGCGCCAGGTAAACAATTCGAATCGGCAATCCTTCTTCGCACAGAACCAATGTGGTATTCGGATGATCTGACCTTGATTGAACGGGCCATTTTCGTCCATCCAGATTACCGCAGCGCCAAGGGTGGTCGCGCACGTAAAATGTGTGAGTTTGCTAAGGCCGCTGCCGATAAGCTTGGCATCCCCTTGGTAATTGGAATCTTAAGTTCTAATCGGGCTGAAAGTAAAGTTCGATTGTATCAACGTCAGTTTGGCGAACCGCACGGGGCATATTGGTTATATGGCGCTAAAACTGGTGGTTGGAAGGATAAATCTGCTGTATAATCAGCGGAAATTAGGAGTTTAATATGGGCGGCGGCAAAACGAGTACCTCATCGTCAACTGTGAGTATACCTCCCGAGGTGCTAGCGAGATATAACGCAGTTAACGCCCAAGCTGAACAGGTCGCCCAAACTCCGTTCCAGCAATATTCCACTGATCCTAACGCTTTCGTTGCGCCAATTAATCAAACGCAACAGTCTGGCATTAATCAGATCCAGTCTAATATGGGAAGCGCACAGCCTTATTACGATGTTGCGACTGGCTTAACAATGGCTGGTGCTGGCCCCGCTAATTTGGGTCAATTAAATACAAATCAATATATGTCGCCATATTTGCAAAATGTGGTGGGTACAACTCTCGCCGCGCAACAAATGCAAAATGCGCAACAAGCTTCGCAATTACAAGGTCAGCAAGCTACACAGGGAGCATTTGGCGGTGATCGTGGTAATATTGGCCTTTCTAATTTGGCTTATCAGCAAAATCTTGCTAACCAGCAAGCATTAGCTGGCCAACTACAATCTGGATATACCCAAGCACAAAATGTTGCTGCACAACAACAGGGTGCTGATTTAGCCGCACAACAGGCAAACCTTGCTCGTCTATCACAAGCAGGTCAGGCCATTGGCGGTCTTGGCACAGCCGCACAAAACGCTGCCATCACTGGTGGTCAGGCTGCGCTTACCGCTGGTACAGTACCACAGCAAACCCAACAGGCTGGCCTTACAGCCCTCTACAATCAATTCCTGCAACAACAGGGATACCCATTCCAGACGGCACAATTTCTCGCAAACATTGCAGAAGGCACTGGTGCGTTATCTGGATCAACTACAACAACTACTGGTCCCGCACCATTTTTCTCTGATGAACGACTCAAGGAAGATGTACAAACAATTGGTAAGACCTTCGATGGTCAGAAGATTGTTAAATTCCGTTATAAGGGGCAACATGGTCCTAAACAAATTGGTCTTGTCGCACAAGATGTCGAGAAGCATCACCCAGAAGCCGTTGGGGAACAAAACGGGTACAAAACCGTTGACTATGACAAAGCCACAGATGAAGCGGCTCGCCGTGGTCATTATTATGCTGGCGGCCTTGTTGCTAATTCGCAAGGAGGGGCAGTAGGCCCAGAACACGCTGGGTTGGGTTTTGCGGGTGGCGGTTTAGTTGATCCTATGGATCTTCAACAACTTGTTGCTGCCCGTGCGCAGATGTATGCACCTTACGCATCTGGCGGCCTGTATGGTCAGCAAAACAGTTCAACGCCTGGCGCTAAGGGTGTGGTCCCATCTGGTAATTTGCCAACACCAAAGCTTGTAACAGCATCTACGCCAAGCACACAACAAGCGCCTGTCGGAAAACAAATAATGTCCGACATAGGTGATTTAAAAGAAGGTGTTAGTGATTTTAATTGGGCCAAGCAAGGTCTTATGGGTACACCAGCCCAATCATATACAAAAGATGGGTCAACATATACAACTCCAGCACAACCTGGTTTGATTAGCCAAGCTAAAAGTTGGTTAGATAGTTCGCAACAACAACCTTCTGGGAATGCAAGAGGTGGTGTAATAGGCCGTCATCATTATGATGATGGCGGTGAAGTTGATGATAATAAAGACCATGCTATTCCTTATGGTGGGGACAGCATAGTTGGAGAAGTAGCTAAAGAAGGCGAAAAATCACCTCAAATGCTAAAAGCTGCGCAGACAGCACAGGCTGGCGGGCAAGGTTCAACAGCTGGTAATCTTCTTGGTGCAGCAAGCACATTAAAAGGTTTATATGGCCTTGGCTCTGATGTGGCTGGCGGACTTGGAAATTTAGCTGGTGGATTCAATGCAGCAACAAATGCGGGAACACTGGATTCTGTTCTTGGTTCTGGTTTTACAGCTGAAAATATTGGCCTTGGTGCTGGTGGTGCTTCCGCTGCTGGTACGGGTTTAATGGGTAGCATTGGAAGTGGTTTAGGTTCATTTTTTTCATCTCTTGGCCCAGCTGCAATGTTTTTACCATTCAAGGATGGTGGTGTTGTTCCGCAGCGTGAACATCACGATGGATCTGAAGGGAATGTTGTCGGAAACCCACCTGACGACAGCAGCGATAATGCTCAGACATATATTCCAAATGTTATCACTGATGCTTTTAATAAAGAAGGGGTTGATCCACAAATTGGGTTGCACATAGCAGCGCACGAAAGCCAATTTTCGCCAAATGCACAAAATCAAAATTCGTCTGCGGGTGGTCTTTTCCAATTTACTGATGGAACATGGAAGAGATACGGCAGTGGACAGGATAAATTTGATCCAGTTGCCAATGCACAAGCTGGTGCAAGATTTATTAAAGACAATCAAACTTCACTTCAAAATGCTGGTTTTGAACCAAATTTGACAAATACATATCTTGCTCATTTCCTTGGTGCAGAGGGTGCTAAAAAAGTTCTTTCAGATCCAGACGCTAATATAAAAGACACTGTTAGCCCTAAAGCTATTGAATCAAATCCATTTTTAGCTAAGATGAATACTAATTCGGATTTGATTAATTGGGCATCACAATCTATGGCTCAAACAGGCGCTAGTCCAAAAACAGCGCGGGTTGCTCCAGGTCTTGCTGGCGGTCAAGAATCACAAGGAATATTCGGTCAAATTGGAAGTGCCGCTGATAGTGTCGGAAACTGGTATGATCGAAACCAAAATTGGCTTGTTCCGCTGGCTACTGGCTTGGGTACTATGGCTTCATCGCCAAGTCGTTATCTTGGTGCGGCTATATTACAAGGTATTGGAGGCGCTGCTCAAGCTTCACAACGTCAGCAATTGCAGCAAAGCCAAATTGCGAAAAATACATTTGATTTAATAAATAACACTTATACAACAGTTCCAGATCCTAAAAATCCTGGGAAATTTTTGACAGTAAGTAAATTTGATCCTAATCATCCCATACCATCTGACCAATTTTATGCCAACCTACCAAATGTTTTAAAGGGTGGTACATCAAACTTAGGTTCTTTGGCTGGTCCTCAAGCGCCGTCTGCACCTTCTGCACCCACTCCAGTTGGGGGTACGCCGCAGCAAACAAAACCAGTTCCAGCACAAGGACAACAACAAGCGCAAGGGCCGCAACAGGCGCAAGCACAACCTTCTTCTGGGCAACAACCCACTACTAATGGTCAGCCTAAAGACCCATATCAAGATTATCTTATGTCAAATCCTATTTCTGACATACAACAATTACGTTCAACTTACGCTTCAAATCCATCATCTCAGGCGGCACAATTAAATCGCGCTGCCGATAATGCATCTAATCAAGCGTATCAATTTAGATTATCTGGTAATAAAGATGCTGCCGATGAAATGCAACGTGAAGCCGCTCAACTTAGGTTAACCGCAAATACCACTGAAAATGCTGACGTCAGTAAATTGGCTGATCTTTATGCTGATAACAGAAAACAACAACAAACAGCTAACTTAACAACACAAAATGATGCTATGCATGCATCAACTGAAGCTGTAAGTAGAAAAGCCACAGCACAACAATTATTAAATACGCTCTTTGACCAAGATGGTAATCCCCGTATTCAAACTGGTGGAATTGCTGAATGGAAAGCTAATGTAGCTAAAGTTTTAAATAGTGCTGGTGTTGATTCTAGTTGGACCGATAAATTTATAACAAATCCAGCTATTTATGATGAAATTAAAAAAGGCGTTACACCGCTTGCCATTGAAAACGTAAAAGCTGCGCTTGGTGGCGACCAGCAAAGGGTTTCGCAATTTAATGCAATGTTAAAAAACGGCTCTCCCGATGCTGCAAGCGTTGATGCGAGGGCAATTAAATTTATGATCCAAAATGCTATTGTACCTCAGGCTGATAAAATTATCCAAAAGGGTGACTATTTAGGTGGAATGGACCCTGCAAAACATAATATAATTAAGGCTGCTAAGGATTTTGATAAAGCTAATCCTTTCTATATTCCACCCGCTGGTACGGAAGCGCAAAAATCAACGCAAAGTACACCCAATACACAGGTTCAACAACAAGCGCAAAGCGAGTTAATTCGGAGGCAAGCTGCTGCTGAATTAGCGCGCCGTCAAACAGCAAGTGGGAATCAATAATGGCTGATACTCCTGATTTTTCCCAAATGTCTGATTCTGATTTACAATCAATTGTATCTGGTGGCCAGCAATCACAGGATCAACAACAAACGCCTTCATTGCAAAATATGTCAAATGACCAGTTGATGTCGATTGTTGGTTCTGCACCAAAAGACAATCCATATGCACAAATGTCCGATCAAGATCTAATGAAAATTGCATCTGGCGGTCAGCAACAACAAACTGGGCCACAATCAGCTGAAGAAGAGCATCAAGCAAGAGTAGCAAGATACCAACCAATAGCAGATGCCGCCGTTGCTAAAGAAGGAGCAATGAAAGCATTTACTACGCCAACAGAATCAAGTGTTCCTATAGTCGGCCCATTGGTCGCAAAAACAATTGCTTCATCAAAAGCTAAATCTGATGATTACGCAAGCTATGGTGATACCGAAGACGAGCGTTATAAAAACATTTTAGCAGAGCAAGAAGCTTATAATAATGCTCGTTGGCAACAGCATCCTTGGGCCTATGGCGCTGGTCACGTAGCCACAAACATAGCATCTGCTATACCTGCCGCAGTTCTTGCACCTGAAGCTGGTGCTACATTAGCTGGCGCAGCTGGACTGGGTGCTTTAACAGGTGCCGCATCAAGTGCCGCTTCATCCGCTCCAGGATCTACTTGGTCAGATATTGGTAAAAATGCCCTAACAGGCGCTGAAATGGGTACCATAGCTGGCCCAGCGGGTAATTTAGTTGCTCGTGGTCTTGGCTCTTTGGCTGGGGCTGCGCGTAATACATTTGAAAATTTATTTGATACCCAATCTGCCGCTGCTCGTTCACTTTTATCTGGGCAAGCACCTACCGCCGCTGGGGAGGCTGCACCTTCTATAATTCAAAAAGGTTTAGCTGAAGACAAAAGTGCTATGCCAATAGATATATCTGGTGCAAAGGGTATTGTTGAAAAGGCTGCTGGTAAGGCAAGCGACACAACCGCCGTCGATAATCTTGTGTCGGATTTAAACAACCGTTATTCCGATAGCACTGGCGTGTTCCAATCAGCTATAGATCAGGCAGCTGGAAAGCCAATAAATTCCGCCGCGCAACAACAATTAGCTGATAAAGCTAAATCGGATGTTTTAGATAAAGTCTATTCAGCCGCTTATAATGACCCAAACGCACAAAATTTAACTCCTCCTAATTTAGGGTTTTTAATTAATAATAAATTTGGCACAAAAGCTTTTTCCGAAGCGGATATGATGTGGAATGCTAAATATGGCAAACCTTTCACTGGTGGTCAACAAACGGCTCCGCCAAGCTTTCCCGCATTAAAACCCACTACTGTTAATGGTCAACCTAATATACAAAATTCACCCCAGACTGGTTTTAGCCTTGAGTATTTAGATTATGTAAAACGTAGCCTTAATGAACAGGCTAAACAAGCTTATAAAAAGGGTAAAAACCAACTATCAACACTTATAACGGATCAGAAAAATCAGTTATCTGATTATATGAGAAATGCTGTTACAGATCAAAATGGCAACTTTCTTTATGGGGATGCAACTGATACTGCTCGCCGTTATTTTCAAAATGATAACGCTTATGAAGCTGGTCAGAAATTCTTTGATGTTGGCAATATTGCATCAAAAACATCAACACCAGAGTTGCCAGACCAGATGATGAATGCGTTTTCTACGGAGTACACGCCCGCAGAAAAACAAAGCATGGCTAATGGGTTGTTGTCGTTTATTAAAGAGAATCCTCAACAAGCTATTCGCGTATTTAACGCAGCGGATAACACAACGCTTGGTCGCTACAAAACTGTTTTAAATACTGGTATTGGACCTGGCACATTTGATTCGGTAAAGAACGCCACCGATACGGCGCATCTTGCTGCTGTTGCAAATACTATTACGCCCAAGCTTCCATCAAACACTATTAATCAAGTTGGCTTGGGGGCAATGGGTTTAGCTTTAATTGAAAACCCAGCCCTCTTAACCAACCCTAAAGCGCTTGCTGTCGCTGGTTTGGGATATGGTGCTAAAAAGGGTGTTGAGGCTGTTGCGGCACGTAAGGCAAATGCGATTGTTCGTCTAGCAACATCACAAAAACCAGAAGACTTTCAATTGTTGCAAAGAATGCTGCAAAGCGATGCGCAATCAAGAGAGATTATGCAAAAGCTTAAAACTGGCATGACTGCTGCTGTCGCGGCTACGGCTGGAACGGCTACATCTCATGCTTCAGGCGGACGTGTGGGCCGCGCCATGGGTGGCAAAGTAATGGATGCGCAAACCTTGGTTCGGGACGCAGAACGTGCTAAGAATCGCATCAATAAAGGAACGGAACCACTATTAACCGTTCCAGACGAAGCAATCACAAAAGCATTGGCCATCGCCAACGAGAAGATTTAGGGGTAACCAATGGCAAGTTCATTTACAACAAACAAGTCCATCGAAAAACCCTCTAATGGTGATTACGTCAATGATTGGAACGTACCAGTTAACTCCGATTGGGCAATCATTGATCAGGCTTTCGGCGGCACAACAACCTTAACAGTCACTGGTGTATCTGGGACTGTAAATCTCACTTCAACCCAATATATACCATTAATTTTAAATATTGTTGGCACATTAACTGCAAATGTGGTTTATGCGTTGCCGTCAGGAGTTGGTGGTCAGTGGATAGCGCAGAATAACACAACTGGCGCATTTACAGTAACAATATCATCTTTAGGTGGTGGATCATCATATATAATTTCCCAAGGATCGCGGGCGAACATTGTATCTGACGGCACAAATGTTGTTCTAAACAATAATATTTCACCAGGCGCGGCTGGAAGTAATACATACGTCCAGTACAATTCTAGTGGCACAACAGTTGGTACTGCTGGACTTACATTTAATGGTACAACATTAACCGCAAATGCGCTTACTGTTTCGAATGGCGCAACTATAAATTCAACCTTGTCTGTTGCAAGTGATATTACATCTGGCGGGAATATTACATCTGGCGGGAATATTACCGCCACAGGAAATGTTACAGCATATTCAGATGCTAATTTAAAAACAGATGTAACAACAATTCAAAACGCTCTTATGTTAGTGGAAAGAATGCGCGGAGTTAATTACACCCGTATTGATAGTGGCAAACGTGGCGTTGGTGTTATCGCTCAGGAAATGCAAGAAGTCATTCCTGAAGTTGTGCATGATACGCATGGCACATTGTCTGTTGCTTATGGCAACATTGTTGGCGTTCTAATTGAAGCCATTAAAGAATTATCAGATAAGGTTGCTGCGTTGGAGTCGAAGTAATTAAGCTTCTTTTATAAATTTAATTACTTCTGATATTCCTTCATCAACTATCCAAGTTACACCATTCGCTGTATTGCCGCCAAAAATATGCGTTTGTAAACTACCACCTTCCTGGGATGGTTTTTCAAATACAGCCGTAATTTGATCAATATTGATCCAAATTGGACTTCCTTGCATCACAGAATTTGTTAACTTAATAAATTTCATTTTATGTCCCTCTTAATAAGTGCCACATGGCGTGGATATAGCACTTAATATCACAGCCCGCTTTCGCCCCATCAGCCCCTTATATGAACAATGGTTACGCCCTACTTCAAGCTTATGATTTGATTTTCCAAGGTTCCCCTAGGAATGTCTCGTTGTAT